TATTTTTTCCTTGCCTCATGTACTATAACCGTACTGAATTACGGTAGAGGAAATGAGGAAAACAAATAAAAAACGAGGAGAACGAGATGGACGAGATTAGGGAATACGCTAAAAAATATAGCCGCCCGGAAGACAACAATTTCGCGGTGGCCTGTTATGAAGATAATTCGGTCAACGAACTCCGCCAGGCGTTGGCTGGAGATCCCGACGAATACGATTGTCGGGAATGGAGCATCAGCCCCGAGGAGTGGAGAGATGCTATTCGGGCCGCGATCGAGGAAAAGCTGGAGCTGGAAGATTTAGAGGACTAAAACAACGGGCGGTTTAGCTGGGTTAGCACCTTAACTATGAGAATGTCATATATTTGTCATAAATTCCACTATAAAAAAGGACAGGATGAATGGTAGAAAGTAATCAAATCGAGAATATCTCCTCGACAGTTGACTATCAGATCCAGCCGATAACCGCTGGTGTATTCCAAAACGTATTGCCAATGCTGTATCAAATCGATCGAGAGAAACTCCGGGATCCAGATCTGTTGTTTGGTGAAATTGCTCTCATGTTGGCTGAGAAGGATCTCCTGATTCCTTTTCTCTCTGCAATCCTTGAAATCGGTAAGGAAGAGGCTGGCCAGGTGCCGAATCCGGTGGGGGTGATCAACGATTTTTTTACCAGGAACGCCTACTCTTTCGTAGGTTCGGGGATATTTATGAGCGAAGAGATGAGGCAAAACACCCTGGAGGTAATACGAAGTTTCCGCCGGGAGGCTCGAGGGGAAGCTCTAAAGGGGGTGGCCTCGGACTAGTTCGCATCGTTTCAGCCTGGGTATTTGAGATCAACCCAGCAGCAAAATTATCAGAGTATTTACAGCGCCCGGTGGTGGAAATATTTGAGGCGCTGACAGTAAAAAGAAAAATGGAGGAAGCAAATAGGCAGTTTCAAGCTGCCATTCATGGCATAGAAATCAAATAATGGCAAAATCAGTCTCCGAACTTGATATCCGCATCCTCTTTGATGGCAAAGGCGCCTTGAAGGGGATATCAAATATTACCGGCGAATTAGATAAACTTCAAAAGCAGTCAGGTAAAACTGACACCTCATTTAACTCCCTCGGACCCACTACTAATTCTCTCATCCCAAAATTTGCAGGCATGGCTGCCGGGCTCGTTTCGGTTGGTGCCGCTGGCAAGTTTATTTTCGACTCTGCGATGAATGCCGGCAAGTTTGCTGGTCTGAAGCAGGGATTTGATAACCTCGGTGAATCCATCGGCTTTAACAGCCAGTCCCTCAATCTCCTCCGCGACGCAACTGATAACACCATGAACAGCATGGACCTGATGCAGCAGGCCAATAATGCTATGCTTCTTGGTATCGTGAAATCTGATGAAGAGATGGCCGGTCTGTTCGACACCGCGCAGCGCCTCGCAAAGGCAATGGGTAAGGACACGGTTTATGGTATTGAGTCTTTGGTAACTGGATTAGGGCGCCAGTCCCGTCTCATGCTGGACAATCTTGGTCTCATCGTTAAACATGAAACTGCACACAAGAATTACGCCGCGGCCATTGGGACCACCGTCAACAAACTGACCGATGAGCAGAAAGCCAGGGCGTTCATCATTGAGGGTATGGAGCAAGCAGAGAGGAAAGCTGCAGCCCTGGGTGATGAGCAGTTGCATTTCAACGATACGGTGGCTCAGAGCAAGGTATTGATCAATGAGGTGTCTCTGGCCATTGGTGATTGGATAGGGAGTTTGGACGGCCTTGCCTGGGGGATCAATAGGGTTTTAGAGGAATTTATTACCTGGAATAGTCGGTTGCGGGATAATGTTGATTTGCTGCATAAAGACTGGGCGCCAGCTTTCCGAGAGGCAGCTTTGGAGGTGGCAAAATATGACGAGGCTATTCGTTTAATTACTGATAACACTGATGGCTGGCGCCGAATGGTTAAAGATCTAGGTATTGAGATCAAGTTTTTAGAGGGAAAAACAAGTTTATTAACCAGGCTTACAGAATTGCAGACTGAAGCACAAGAGGCACTAAACAAATCGCTCGAAGAATACAACGATCTATTGCCTCCTGCTAATCATTGGATGCAAATGCTGACTGATTCGGCGTTAGGATTCAGTGAGGTTGTTGAGGACGGATTTTCTTTCGGAGACTCAATTGTTGATCACGCCGCAGCTATTCAGCTCCTGACTGATCTTTACAACCAATCGACCGCGGCCAAGCTGGCGGAGGCAGAGGCGCAGCTAGCTGTCATTGATGCCTATGCTTTCAACATCGGCCTGACGGAGGAACAGGCCGCGGCTTACGATGTGCTCCTGGACAAGATTGATCGGTTGAATGGAAAGCAGAAAGAAGGTGAAAAGAGCAATGAGAAACTGACCAAGACAATGGTCAAAAACGCGATTGCCATGGGCCAGGCTTATGAGCACGTCGGCAAAGCAGCAGAGGCGGCGGCACGGGAGGAAATAGTATCTCAAATTCGGGCGGCTGTCGCTGGATATATCGCAGAATTCATAAAAGATACGCCACTACCTATATGGATAGGTGCGCCTCTTGGCCTTGCTGCCGGCGCGGCTTTCGGTTCATTGATGGGGCAGACAGTATCAAATCTGACAATTAAAAGCTTCCGTCATGGTGTCACTGACTTCGAGGGTGGCCTGGCTTATGTCCATAAAGATGAAGCCCTGGTCAACATGGCACCAGGGACCACTGTTCACACTGCAACTGAAACTAAATCTCTGTTCAAAGATCCGGAGCTCCTTGCTGAAGTGGGTCAATTACGAAGTGAGGTCCGGGGGCTCGGAGATCGGATTGCCGGGATGACCTTGACTCTCGGACCTGAGGGAATTGCTTATATCACTGAAGAGCAGGAACGGCACAGTGAGGCGATGTTCTGATGGCTGACTGGGAATGGACAGATATCAAGGCTGATGTTGAATTGTCCAGTGTTTACGTTGAGCTAAACATAGAGGCGAATTACGGCCAGTTTAAGAATCATATGGCCAAATTCAGGATTTACAATAACAGTGGTGACTATGACGGTATGCAGGAGGGTGATACCGTGATCATCGAATGGGCCTATGCGAATGATTCTAATATGTGGCCCTTCCCGCTCTTTGTGATCACTGCCATTACGGACGCGGATTCCTGGGGATTTCGAACCGTTGCTCTTGTAGGAAGCCTTGGAAAACAATTGCAAGATTTTATCTGTGGGATCCGGTCAAAAAACCAGTATTCAGACAATGAGATAAATTATCAGAATTTACTTGAGTTTGGTCCCACATCTTATCTGCTTCCTCCTGATCATCCATGCTATCACATATTCCTTGAAAGCAACGTCTTTACGCGGGTTGATGGGGGCTATGTAACCAATATTGACCTGGATGTCATTGACAACACCGCTGACTTTCCGGCTTTTCATTTACCGAATAGCTACGAGGATATTTTTGATATATCAGGGAGTAGTTCGATTGCTGGAGCAGTGTATGTCTGCCCTTTTCCGTTCCAGGGAGAAAACGGAGATATCTATTTCTCAGGGCTCTATGCTCAGTTATTTATTGACGGTTTGATTTATTGGTATCGATTTAATCAGTTCAACTATGAACTCGTACCGATCCCAACGGCCAATGACATTTTGCCACCAAATTTTGCCCCTGTTTTTTTATTTGATGGATCAATTACTGATACTTGGGAGATGTCTCTTTCCCTGGCTCAAGGATGGCTTGGTTCATATCAATATTACATCACTGTATGGGGATTCCAGCATCGGTTCAAGATCCAGGCTCGGTATTCATTGGAATTAGATGATGAGGGCAATCAGATCCGGACAAAAATAGAGGCTGCTAATGTATCTTCTGCTGATGTTATCACTGATTTGGCGTTATATGGCTCTCATGTTTGGTTTACAAATAATTATCTTTCAAACCCTGATGCCGAAACTGTGTATTTAGAAATGAGACCGAGGGCATGGGCAGCGGAATCGGTGGGTATTACTTACTCTGACAAAGTGGCTAAGTCAAAGATTGTAAAACGCAAACTCACTGAGGTAGTTAATTTCAGGAATTTAGCGCCAGATATAGTGAGTAAGAAGTTTTTAGAAAGCTTGGAGGGATTAGAATACGTTGATACCATCGTTGAGATTCCCCTATGGTTTTTTACTTCCTCTTATGTCTACAATATTTTAGGCTGCTCATGTTCTCTTAATGGTGTGCAGCAAGGCCTATGTGTTCAGATAATTCCTGCTTTTACACCGAACAAATTGACAAAAGTGGTTTTCAGGCTACCTCCATCCAGGGGGAGAGTCTTGGGTGACAGAATTGATTATTTATTGGTTGGAGGGGATACCTATGAGACTGCGGATCAAGGAACCAATTATCAGGTGTTGGATACGGGTGCGGCACAATACGAAGAATATTTAACCAAGGCCAGGCAGGTGTATATCACTGCTGACCGTCAGATTTATTACGTGGAGGTATAAATGAGCGGATACACTGGAACAGCTACAGGCGCGGAGATCGACGCTGTAATTGATCGGATTGTTGATGGCTTTCAGGTAAAAGAGACTATTTACATCGATGATCCGCGGGTCATTGATGGTGGTACTCCGCCGGCTGCATCGGCAAAGATCTCATCTGGCAATGGGGCTGTAATGGCTCGAAAATTTGATGGCGCGGCTCAAGATGAGGATGTACTGATTCCCTGGAAAGTCCCTGATGATATCCTGGTGGCCAGTGGAATCAAATTTGACGTTGAGACGGTGATCACCGAAGGTACAGCGCCATCAACGGAGGGCGTAGTCTTTGAGTTGTCCGGGTATTCCATCGGCCACGGTGATTCTATTAATGGCAGCTTTGGCACTGCTCAGACAAGCAAGAAAACTGGGATGAGCGATGCGCAGTATGACCGGGTAAAAACAGAACAATCCAGCCAGATCACTGTGACTGACTTGGCCCAGGGTGAGCTGGCTATGTTGAAATTGATGCGAGACTATAACCATGCGGATGATGATTACGCCCAGGACATCGGCGTCGTGGCCATTAATATCTATTATACCCGAGTCCTTGAGGATCCGGCATAATGAACCAGTTTGGTGAAACGATAGTAATTGCCTATGGTGCGACACCAACTCTGTTTACTATGCCCTCCGCAGCCAAGGGTGGCCGGGATGAGTCATTTGTTGAGGTCTCTAAATCCTGGGTGAATGTGGATAATGATTTGAAAAAGGCTGTGAAGGGTTACCGGCTCTTGGCTAAATATCAGATTCCCACTCTTACTACTTCAGAGAGGGATTCATTCATTGCAATAATAAATGACACCGTTGGATTAGCACTGCGGTTCACAGACACTTTTTATTCCGGGGGATCCCCTACCGCTTTTGATGCAGTTGTGAAGGATTACCACTGGGATAAGCGTGGTGGACTTATTGGATACGACGCAATCACAATCACCTTTGAGGGTGTGGATCTGTTGAGCAGTTTGCCAACACCACCATAATGAGATGCCACGAACTAAGTATGATCCAGATACAACACCATTACTGGTTAAAGGTTGGGCAAGAGAAGGGCTGTTTAACAAACAGATTGCCAAGAATCTTCGGATTGCCAGACAGACTCTCAACATCTGGATTAAGAAGTATCCTGAGCTTTCAGAAGCGCTTAAATGCGGCCAGGCACCAGTTGATTTCGAGGTTGAAAATTTACTGCTGGATCGCTGCAGAGGCAGAGAATGGATTGAGGAAAGAGTTACCACAGAGGATGTGATTCTCAAAGGGAAGGTGGTCCGATTAGAGAAAAGAATTACAATCTCACGAATCATACCCTCTGATGTCACAGCGATTATTTTTTGGTTGAAAATGCGGAAACCTGATCAATGGCAGAGAGGACCGGTTGTTGAGGGTGGAGGAGAGGTAATAGATCCGGGAATTTGGGAAGAGGAAGTAAAGGCACTGCGAAAAAGAGATGGATTCTCCAAGTAGATTATATGGACTCACAGATCGGCAGTACCAATGCCTGGATGATTCTCACAGGTTTATGGTATTACCGCCTGGGCGACGATCCCGGAAGACACTCATTTCAATGAGAAAAGTACTGTACCGGTCTCTACTTAATCCCGGGAGGTATTTCCATGGAGCTCCTACCCGGGCGCAGGCAAAAGACATCTTTTGGGAAAGGTTGAAAAACAACACCAAAAGATATTGGCGACGTCGTCCGGCTGAAGGGGAATTGGTCGTTTTTCTTCGAAATGGAACTGAAATTCATGTAGAAGGATTAGACAGGCCTGAACGAATAGAGGGCCAGCCATGGCATGGATGTCATATCACTGAAATTGGCAACGTGAAAAATGGATCCTGGGAGGCTCATATCCGTCCCGTTCTTTCAGATACTGGTGGATGGGCAATTTTCGACGGTGTGCCTGAAGGACGACGCGGGGATCTGTACCGCTTCGCTCAAAAAGCCACTGACGGAGTCATCCCATCTGCAGTACCAATGGTCGGTGTATACCGTGAAAGTAGTGATGATCCAGCCTGGTGCTATTATCATTGGATTTCAGCGGATGTACTGCCATTAGAGGAAATCGAAGCAGCCAAACGGGATATGGATCCGCGGATGTTCCGGCAAGAATATGAAGGCTCGTTTGAGAATTATGAAGGATTACTCTATCACACCTTTACCGATCGAAACATCAATCCAAGGATTGCAGAATATAAAGACTTTGAACCGCTGTATCTGACCTGTGACTTCAATAAAGCACCTATGGTATGGGAGGTAGCGCAGATCCGGCCGATTGCCAGCCGTCGCACAGTTTTAAATATTGTTGAATTGTCAATTTCTATAGGTGCAAAGACAGTCCACAATACGGATCTTTTCATCAAGCGATTCAAAAACCACAAGAACCGGATTGTATATCTGCATGGTGATGCATCGGGACAGTGGGATTCAACAGTATCATATCAAACTGATTACAAGATCATCCAGGACAAGCTGCATTCTGCAGGTTGGAAAGTTGTGAATAAACTGCGATCTGGTAATCCATCTGTGAATGACCGAGTGAACATCACCTGTTCGCTTCTTCAACCAGCCATGGGGAAACCACGGCACTATGTACATCCGGACTGCCACTTTTTAATCCAAGATTATCGAGGTGTAGTTGACGATGGAAAAGGCAGTAAAGACAAAGATGATCCAATGCTTACTCATGCGAGTGATGCAAACGACTATTTAGTATATGATGAGTTTGCACCAGAATTCTTTAATGCAAGGGCTAGGAACATATGTTAAGTATCAGTCAGATTAACCAGGTCAACTATGCAGAGGTAATGAATGAGAACCTGGAGCTGCAACAGAAAAAGGCAGCCCTCCGGGATGATTTCCTCGAGCAAGATAACTTTGTGATTCGTCAGCAGCTATACAGTGATCTCAAATTGTACTACAAGGATCAGACTGATGCTCAGGACAGCAAGATGCTGTATGTCACGATTGATGAGTTCGTCAGCGCCTTTATGAGTAAATGGTGTGCTGTATACGACAAACCTCCAATTATCCGACTCAACGAAGTTGATGAGAAAGACAGCGAGAGATTTAACGATCTGATGTCCGAAGTTGGGATTGCGGATGTTTTGGCCGGTAATCTCATTCGGATGAAGCTTCACAATACGATTCTCAACCATGTGATGTACAACAAACACATCGATCAAGTTTATGTAGAGAATAACTTCAATGTCAATACAGCCCGTGTATGGGAGATGCAGGCCCTTTTCACCGAGCCCAAGATTGTTGCCTACCCAACAGTGACAAACAACCAGGTCACCTGGGTGATTTGGGAACGTCCACTGTCAGGGAAAAAAGGACAACATTACTTTACTTCTGAAGAGCCAAAGTTTGATGAACTCTCACAGACCATAATTTCTTCGAAAATACCCATTCCAGGCAATAATGACACAGGATCACCAGATTATTGGCCATGGGTTGTATACCGGTTCCGCCGGCATAATTCTTTTTGGGGCCATGGGAATGATGCCCTCGTCCAGCTGGCCAGAGTAGTCAATGTCCTCCTAACTGTATGCAACGATGACACTGTCCGGGAAACAATTCGGATTCTAATATTACCTAGCCAAGCGACCGGTACCGAGAACACCGGTGGCGGTTTGAAAACTGGCTTGAGACATCCAATTACATTTGGGGCTTCTCTGGGACAAGATACCGCCGATCCACAGATTCTCCAGGCAAAGCTGTATAATCAAGAGATTCTGGATTATATTGAACGTTTAGGGGGGATTGTCGGAAGTTTACATAACGTCAATGAATTTCTCCAAACCAAGTTGAAGCAGGATCTGGCTGGCATAGCAATTCGACTTCGGGATGAACCTCTGATGCGGAGCTGGGACAACGATATCATGGTAGTGCGAGGAAGGGATCTTGAACTGGTAAAAACTATCGTTCAAGTCCACAATTCGCATCGTCATGATAATGTGATCAATGAAAAGGCCCTGGAGACTTTGACAATAGACTACAGGGAACCGCGGGTCGTTTCGGATGAAAAGGCAGACTGGGAACTGGAGATCGCAAAATGGGAAAAGGGTATCTCTAATCCGATTGCCTATGTCCGTAAACAGAATCCAGAAATGGACGATGAACAGGCTCGTAAGTTTATCCAAGGCAATCTCAAGATTACATCTGAACTGCTGCAACAGACGCAAAGCAGATTCAACTTTTTAAGGCGGAATAATGGCAGAGCGGATCAAAGCATTGGTGGACAAGATTAAGGTCCTGGAGGATCAAATCGATGAGGATGCGGATTACATTCTCAAGCTTGTTGATGTTAAAGCTCTTCTTGAGGACCCAGAAAAGGAAGTTCGAAGAGTGACAATGGCATTCTTTCACCGGCATTATGACAAGGTCGAATTAGCGGCTCAATACGGTGAGGAGTTTGCTCAGGAGGTTCTGGAAAACTGTGGCAAGAGTCAAAGTTAATGTCGGAAAAGTACTCTCTGATGTCCGTACAATGCGGCGAAAGCTGAATAATGGGAAAATGCGCGTTGTTCGCGGTGCTGCACAGATCATCCAGCATGATATCAAACGAGGTATTGACGCCGGAATTGATATCAATGGGAAGCCTTTCAAAAAGCTGGCTCCTGGTACAGTCCACAGCAAACGGGCAAAGGGCTTCGCAGAACCTCGGAAAGCATTGGTGGCAAAAGGAACAATGCGACGGCTGCCACCGGTTCGATATACCGGGAAAGGTGGGAGTACTCCTTCTGCGATGATATCAGTAGCGAAATCGCGTAAAGAGATAGGTAAATTTCATCAGGTTGGAACAGTACCTCATGTTATCCGGGCAAAAAAGAAACACAACAGGTTGGGGCCAATGTTTGGTCAAAGAGGTGATAAATCCTTTGCCACGGGGTCTGTACAACATCCGGGCAACCCCGTTCGAGAGTGGTTTGGAATCAGTAAAAGAGCAAAGGTGCGCATTAACAACATGATCAGTAAGGTGCTGCACTGATGATTAATGATATCATTGACGAGAGTACAAACCTGGAGCGTATGGAAATTTTAATCACCGCCGGCATGGACAGAGCGGCTGGATTGACAGCAGCTGAGTTGACTTTCCGGATCACAAGTATGCAGGGCTCAGGTATGAATGAGGATGAGATTCTTGATCGTCTTTATGATGACTTCGACAGTCAGGGGATGGTATTTGGGACAATGCGGTCTAATATCAAGAATACTGTCAGAAGTTCGTTGCATGGAGTTAGTAATGAAAGTTCTATGCTAAAATACTTAGATGCAGGAGAACGACAATACAAATGGGTAGTCGTATCGTCAAAACCTTGTCCGGACTGCTCAATCCGTCATGGCCTGATTGGTGATATTGAATTCTTTGAGGCATTAGGACTTCCTCGGTCAGGATTCAGCGTCTGCGGCCAGCACTGTAAATGTAAACTAGTACCAGAGGCTTACAAGGGCAGTGATCTTAATGGACCAGTAATTGTTTAAGATCCGAATTCAGCAAATATTTATTTTTAAATTGTCATAAATATTTCATATATTTTTTATGTGATTTCGCATATCGTCGAGCAAATCAGGAGATTATTCAAAAGGCGGACCTTTGAGCCAGCATTCACGGGGTACATACAGATAAATATTGTGAACGGCAAAGTTCGCAACTTCAATATTCGGGAAAGCGTAACAGCTCCCAGGTGACATAGAGACAACGGGTCTCAACTCTACATGAGAAGCCCGGTTCATCATCTTCGGATGGTGGTCCGGGCTTTTGCTTTTTGACGCGGGATAGAGCAATGGCAGCTCGCTTGGCCCATAACCAAGAATGTCCGGGTTCGAATCCCGGTCCCGCTACTAATCATTGATAAGGGAACTTCAATGCCAGACGTATTCAAACAAACCCTCGACTCCATTCTGCCTAAGGTAACTGGTGACAATGCCGATGAGGTCAAAACTGCTCTAAGGAAATTGGGCGTTTTGTATGAGGACACTGCTTCAAGTCTCAAGACGTTCGGTGAAGAAAACAAGTCAAAGCGCTTGGAAATCGATGGTTTGAACACTCAAATCCGCGATTTGACACACGAACGGGATGGCTTGAAAACAAAGGTGTCAGACCTGGAAGATTCGGATGATCTCAAGGAACTGCAGACCCTCCGAGAACAGGTCAAAACCATTAATGACAAAAGGCGCACTGATTTTATTGCACAGTACGATCAGGTGAGTCAGTTGGAAACCTTCAAAAAGGTTGAGTCAAAATTCCAGTTACCGAAGGATGATAAGGGTAAGATCAAGTGGGACGATGTTGACGATGATCAAATCAATCATTGTTCAGATCGTCTCTCTGAATATCAAGAGTTAGGTGTGCTTGGAAAAACCCAAAAACCTCCAGAAACTTTTGGAGATAGCCCTCCGCCAAATCCCCCGGCATCAAATCAGAATCAACCTCCAGCGATTCCGACTGACACTGACGTTCGCAACGCAATCAAGGCAGCCTTCCAGTAAGTCTCTTCTACAATTTAGGAGCTAATTATGGCTGTTACTCCTTCGCTAATCATTTCAACGTTGGCAAGTGTGTTGAACACAACTGCGTTGCCCGGATGGGCTCATGGTCTGATGGTTAATCACGCTTTTCTTGGCCGCGTTCCCTTCCGCCAGGGCCCTGCCCGAATCCAGATCCCGGTTAAATCAGCTCTCAATGCCAATGTTGCAGCGATCGCTGAATCAACCGACCTCACTTCGATGGGTGGTTACTCCGTTCGGAAGTTGCCTGAGGTCCAGTACAAACGATATGCCGCAGTTGCTCATGTTGACAACTTGATCAAAGCCGTTTCAGAAAACGGTGGTGTCGCGAACACTCCTGATCTGATGACCGATGAAGTCATGGATGCTCTTGACGCGCTCAAAGACAAGATCAATACTGATTTGATGTATCAAGCTTCTGGCACCGGTTATGGCGACAGCGATAACGGTGTTCAAGGGATCTGCTCCATTCTGGACGATGATAACACTTATGCCCTTGTCGCACGTGGATCCAATGCCTGGTGGGCTCCCTATGTGAATGATTACGCAAGTAACCGAAATCTCACTAAAGCCTTGATGCGTGACATTCTCGAAGAACTCCAGGGTTCTCGTGGAGTAAATCCCAGTGCCATCTGGTCTGGTGTTGAGATTGCAAACAAGTATCGTGAGATGATGGATGACCAGGTTCGTTACATGACTACTCAGGTCGGTGATATTCAGGCTCAGTCTCTTGCTTTCGGTAACACTCCCATCTTGGAGATTCCCCAATATCCCACAAATCGGATGGATTTCGTTCACGAATCCGATTTCTCACTTCAGTGGCTGAAACAACGGGTTGAATATAGTGACGGGAAGATCGTTGAAGGTGCTTTCAGAGTTGAGCAACAGAAGCCTGATACTGACTCCACAATGGTTTCAATCGTCATCTACCTGCAGCTGGTGTGTCGTAATCCTTGGCGCCAAGGTTCACTACAGGATGTGGAATAGTCCCGACGCGGATTAATTCACCTTTAAAAAGGAGATAATAAAAAATGAAGCGTTTAACTTTTCTCATTCTGTTCATGTTGCTCCCTGTCGTTGTTTTTGGATCACCCGATTTAAATCGGTGGACCACTGCAACGGTGACGTTCAGTGATGCTGATACACTCCTGGGCAGTGTCAGCGACACATCCAATGTCATTACAATCCCGCAGGAATGTCAGATCCAGGGAGTTCGATCAAAAGAAGTCGGCTGGTGTTATCCTGATGAGGTTCAGTTTTTGTTTCATGCGACGGAATACGCCACCGCTGACAGTACGGATCTCACCTTTGCCATTGATTTCAGCCAGGATAGTACATATTGGTACAGTTGGGGGACAGCCGCCACGCTTACCTCTATAACTGGCGCAGCCGGGACAACCACTACAGCCAAAACTTACGGACTTCCTAATAACAACAAGATTACCTCGATAGCCTGGACGGGTACGGATACCTGGATCGATACGACTTTATGGTTACCTGATACCAGCACAGCCGGTCACGCATATATGTACTATGACACGACATATATCCATAAAACAGTGACTCACGGGGCAACAGCTACGTACACATACACAACAGAAACCGATTGGCCGAAATTCAAGTATGCCCGCCTCCGGGTAACTTCGGGGGCTGTAGCTGATACTTGCTCGTTTGATGTTGAAATGTCCCGTTGGTTCGATTAAACGGAGTAGCAATGGAATTGACTCTTACAGAAATTTTGAAGATGCACCCGAAAGAACAGTATGATCTGTTGAATTCAGATAATGACTGTCCATTTCATGACGCTGATCTGTACGAAGTGCAATGCAGTAAGGCATACAAACTGCGGTACAACAAAGGTATAGTCTCTTTGAAAAAGGGTGTAAACACTCTTCCATGGAAATTAGCGTTGTATGTGCTGCGGAAGTTTCCTGCAGATCGTCGCCATTCCAAAGAATTCGGTTTCCCTGTGATTACCGAAGTACCCCCACCAAAAGAAAAGGCTGATCCCGAAGTCGACAAGGAGTAATCGGTGTCGGTTACTCCACTCACCAATATATCTGTTGATGATGCGGCCTTGGCTCTTGTGCTTCCGAACGCAACTGATTATCTGTTTTCAGGACAATCAGATTTTACGGATTTGATTACAGAGGTGAAGCGCGAGGTCCATGGCCGCATCCGAGATGAATATGATTACACTGAAACCGAGATGGCCAATATCAAGGATCTGGATCCTGAAAAAAATCTTTATTACATAATTATCTATTTAACTCTGTCACATATTTTTTTGAGCAATGGGCTCGAAGAAAGAGCGGTTCATTATCGAGCGTTGGCAGATGGGCGAAGCACTAAGCATTATTACGATTCAGATGATGATGATGCTTACGACGAGGGTGAGGAACAAACATTCAAACAGTTTACCACTTTTAGCCGGTAACAATGGCTGTCAATTTCAAATCACTTCATGCACAGATAAAAGCCTCCGTTGCTGGACGATCGTTCAAATACGTTGAGGCGGGGCAATGGTATGATGAGAATGTGGGAAAAATCCCTAAGGCACTATTGGGGCAATCATTCACAATTCGATTCGGGGCGATAAGTACACCTTCCCGGGAGTATTCGTCAGCTCATTGGGCGGATATTGATATCATTATTGAATTCGCTTTACTCACTCTTCATGATGAGTATTTGGATTCCCTTGATTCCATAATGACAGAAATTAAATTGCTTTATGCACTTGAGCTTTCAACGGCGAAAATAGTCATTAATCCAAGTGATGGAAAAGATCACTGGGATGAACCGGAGTATATCAGCGACGGAGAAAATCAGATCGTATTAATCAGGTTTCACTGGCCCGCAACTGTCCAACTGCAGGATTAACAAATGGCACTCGACAAAGACAAAATCATTTTTTACGGCCCTTTTGATGTTTATTACATAATGAGTGGGAATACGTCAATCTATGGTAATTGGTCAGGGCTTTTGTCTGACCGAATTAATATAACGG